ATCGGCCCCGCCAGCGTAAAAGACCGAGAGCAAGAGCCAGCCTATTTCCCCGAATAGCAACTGTGGCTTGCGACTAACAACGAATAGAAGGGTGGATGGTTGCTATGAGCAACAATTACTGGGATGACGAAGAAGACGACTTTGATACAGAAGTCGAACAGCAGGAACCTACTGGAAACGACTTGATAAAGAAGTTGCGGAAAGCAGACCGAGCAAAAGAAAAACGTATCAAGGAACTCGAAGCAGAACTTGGTGGCTTTAAGAAGCAGACCGTAGAACGCACAGTCAAAGAAATCCTAGAACAAGAAGGTGTGAAACCTAGTTTAGCAAAGTATATTCTGAAAGATTTAGATTCAGATGTAAGCGCAGATTCTGTTAAGAATTGGCTTATTGAGAATGGCGAAGATTTCGGATACGAGCCAAGCAGGGAAGCATCTAGAATTAGTGATGAGGACCGACAAGAATTGCGCAATCAGGATTCTCTCACACAAGGTGCAATAACACCTGACCGAGGACAAGACTTAGAGATGCGAATCGCTAACGCTTCAAGTCAAGAAGAACTTGAGCGCATCTTGTACTCACAATAAAATCATAGTATCTAGTCACTTGGAGGTGACAACTTGGCTACAAATTATACCTCAACAGACTCCGCGTCTTTAGGTGGAACCGCTGGTAGCGCAGGTCTTGTACAAAAAGCATACGACAAGATGATTGAGTTTGCTTTACGCGACGAACCTCTTATTCGTGCAGTTGCAGACAAGCGCCCAGTAGCAAAGACCAACAACGGTAACGTAGTTGTTCTACAAAAGCATGCAGATTTATCTCTTGCTACCACAGCACTTACAGAAACATCAGACATTGATGGCGTAACAGTTGGTACTCCAACTTCTGTAACAATCACAATGCAGGAATTCGGAAATGCAACAACTAACACACGTGCGTTGAAGCTTTTCTCACTAACTGACATTGACCCAGACATCGTAACATTGATGGCTCGTAACCAGGCAGACTCAATTGACGAACTAGCGATGACAACTCTTCGCGGTGGTTCAAACGTAATCTACTCAGGTTCAACAGCAACATCAACTGCTACAATCACAGCAGCAGCAACATTGTCAACAGCAAACATTGCTAAGGCAGTTGCAAAGCTTCGCAAGAACAAGGCATCTGGCCGTCGTGGTTCAGAATTCTGGGCTGGTATTCACCCAGAAGTTGCACACGACCTAATGCTAGAATCAGGTTCTGCAGGCTGGGTAATCCCTAACGCTTACGGCGTTTCACAGGACCGCATCTGGGCAGGCGAAGTTGGACGTTACAAGGGTGCATTCTTTGTTGAATCACCACGTCTATACAACGCTACAGACGGTGCTTCATCTGCTCGCGTATACCGCACAATCGTTTGCGGTAAGCAAGCGCTTGCAGAAGCAGTGGCAGAAGAGCCACACACAGTTATCGGTCCAGTTACCGATAAGTTGAACCGCTTCCGTCCAATCGGATGGTACGGCGTACTAGGCTTTGCACGTTATCGTGAAGAAGCTCTATACCGCATTGAGTCAGTTGGGTTTGAACTGAGTCTCGCGGCCACGGACTCAGGGCTTCAACATCCTAAGCAGAGGATGTTGCCCAGGTTGACGGATCTTGCACAAGCTCGAAACTGATCGAACCGTCAAAGTTCGATCCACCAGCACGGCGCGTTGAATGGAAACTCAGAGTGCATGCTGCGATGGTCCCGAGGCGTCTTCCCCGACCGGCCTTTTTCTTTTTCAATGCCTTCGATCCACATCCCCGTCCTTCTTGAGCCTATCCTTAGCCTCTGGCTCAGCGGTCTTGATCCCTTGAGCCCGGATCGCAGCCCCTTGTTTATTGTCGACGGCACGTTCGGAGGTGGGGGGCATACGCTAGAGATCGCCAAGCAGTTGCGGCATGGCGATTGGATCATCGGCATCGATCGAGATCCCCAGGCGATTGCTCGGTTCATCGCATCGCATCCAGAACTGCACGCATCGAACAATCAGGACGATTTTCCCGAGCCCAGTGGCTGGTCGAGTCAAAGCTTGGTTTTGCCCTCGGGGTGTCGACTCCTGTTGGCTTGTGGTTCGTACTGCAATTTACCGGGGTTGCTTGAGGGTCTGGGTTTGGAGAGCGTGCACGGCATCTTGTTGGATTTAGGACTTTCTAGCGATCAGTTAGCCGACGAGCAGCGAGGTTTTTCATTCCGAGTTGATGCACCGTTGGATTTGAGGTTTGACACCAATACAGGTCTTCCGGCTTCGATTTGGTTACAGCGAAACACAGAGACCCAGATAGCCGATGCCATCTACCAATTTGGTGAAGAGCGATTTTCTCGCAGGATTGCTCGAGCGATCGTCGAGCAGAATCGGACCGATCCCATCGAGACCTCTAGGCAGTTGGCCGATTTGATCCATCGCGTTGTTCCGGGCAGGGTACACGGACGGGTCGACTCAGCGACCAGGACTTTTCAGGCCTTGAGAATTGTCGTTAACCGCGAGTTGGAGCATGTACAGGCGGCCTTGGAGCGATTGCCGGGTACTCTTTTCTTG